AACGTTTATTATAAATATTGTAAATTAAACTCTGCTAGTAGATACAGCTAAACTAGTACCTACTTTTTGTGAATCCATATACACATTAGAATCTTTATTAGCAATTTTTTCTAATAAAGCAATCATTCTATCATCTCCTCCACCTCTATTTATATTAGGGGAAACTGCAATTCCATCACCATCAGCTGTAATAGCAGTTGAATTATAAGCATCAGTAATAGTAAATGGGCCTCTAGATGATGGGGCTATACCATCTTGAACACTTTGAGCTTTATCAGTTTCACTATTCATAGCAGCTACAATAGCAGATACTGCACCTATAATAGCAATAGCACCTAAACCAAAACTTAAAGCTGATGATAATGTTGCAGCGGAAATAGAAGCACCTGTAATAGTTGTCCACATTGTCATTAAACTCATAATAGTTTTAGCTAATGATAAACCTGCTATAAGAGTCATAGCTGTATAAGCTACCCAAGTTTGTTCAGCTAAAAATGCTACTGCATCTAAAATAGGAGCAAAAGTTAAAGCCATATCACCTATGATACTTTGAATTTTAGTCATAGTATCCGCAAATTTTTCTTGAGCGGATTGAGCCATTAATTGTTGGTGGGCTTGTTCTCCGTATTTCTCAATAAATTTATCTTGACCCATACTCATGAGTTCTTGTTGATAAACCATACCTGCTAGTTCATCACGAGACATTCCAAGAGTATCTGCTAATGCTTGTTGTTGAATCCTATTACCTGTAGCAAAAGCTTCAGTAAGAGCTGTGTTATCTTTTATTTCTTCAGCTAAACCCGCTAAATCATTATCTAAAGCTAATTGTCTAGCTTTTTCTAAATTTATTTGTTTGCCAGTTAATAATTCGGCTGTTAATTCAGCTTCAATAGATTGTTCAAAATTTAATAAACTTTCTGCTACTTTATCAACTTCTCCTAAACTTAAACCTAAAGCTCTAGCTTGAGTAGCAGCTTCAGCAAGTAATTCAGGGGACATTTTTAATGATACTACAATAGCTTTTGATGCAGATGAAATATCATTATAAACTTGTTTAAGACTAACAGCTGTTTTATTTTGTTTATTAACAGCATTAACCGTAGCATCAATATTATTTAAAACAGATTCTGTATCTGAGCTCTGCATGCTGGCTAGTAAACTTAATTGGGCTCCTGCTTCTACGGATAAACCCATTTGTTTAGTTAAACCAGTCATAGTGACTAGTGTTTCTCCACTATAATCTAATAAAAGGCCAGTAGTTTCTGTTAAATCTGCAAAACTTTTATTTAATTCTATAGAATTTATATAAGCTTTGTTAGTATTAATAGCTACTATAGCAAACTCAGCTTGTAATCTTCTAGCATTAAAATAACTAATGCCTGTAGCTTTTTGGATATTATTGATGTTTTCACTAGCTTGAAACGCACCTTTAGCTAAAGCTATTATAGCAGCTTCACCAGCTACCATCAATTTTTCCATTCCACCAACTTCATCATTAAGAAGAGCGGCTGCTATTCCAGATTTATCTAAGCTGGTTATATATTCTTTAAAGTTTTTTAATATAGCATCAGTTAAACCCCCTTGAAGAATCATTTCATCATTCAAGTTTTGAATAGCATCTAAAGATTTTAATTGAGCTTCGTATTCTTGTATAGCAGCATCAAGATTTTCATCTTGCTGCATACCATATCTTTCGGCCATAACTTTGCGTTGCATGGCTAATTTAGCCATTTCAGCCTCAATGTTCTTCCTTTTTTTATCGATTTCACTACGTTTTAAAGCTCCTTTTGCAGCTTGAGCTTCCATTGCAGCTAAATCTTTAGCATTTTTTACAGCATTTTTTAGATCAGCTACTAAACCTCTTTTAAAGGTATTAGACATAGTCTCAGCAGCAGTAGCCATACCACCAATAGTATCGGCGGCTTCTTCAAAACCCTCTACTAACTTATCAACAATAGAGGTTACAGCATCATATATTGCTGCTAACTCATCTTTTAAGTCTTGGGCTGCTTTGTTTGGATCTTTATTGTCTGCCATTAGAATACTATATGTAATAAATATTATTTATAGCTGGTTTTTTTAAGGAATTCAGGAGATTTTACTAAACCATCAGTTCCAATAACCTCTTTCATTTTTGAATTTTTACCTTTACTTTTTTCCATTTCTTTCTTTTGGTTATCGTAATGGTCTTTAATTTTTTGGTAAGTAAATTTCCTTAACCAAATAGGCATTTCATAAATTACAGGCCAAGAATATCCTCCTTGCCCATAAAAACAAATTTCGTGAATTTGAGTTAAAAATCTAACTCTATGTTCTTTAGCTAAACTTGGCGTCAGGCCAAAAAAAGTTAATCCCAATTGGGATATTTGTTGGCTCTGTTCTAGATGAGGGAAAAAAAGTCAGATCTACGTCTGGTTGGATTTGGTTGAGATACTCTCTAAATGCTCGAGCATCTCGCGCTAAAAACGCGGTATCAACGAATTCCCTAATGGTTTTAATATCTCTATCGCCATTAATAGAGGTAATTAAATATTTCAAACGAGTAGTAAGTTCTGGGGAAGCTTCTTTGTTAATTTTTTTAAGTCCTTTTACCTCTTGATCGATTTTTCTTTCATCACCATGAGTTAAAAGTTTAAAAGTAATGTTATTGCCTGAAGCTGGGAGGGTAAATTCAAATTCTGTTTTGCCTCTTTGGTAAATAGATTCATCTAATGGTTTGTTTTCTAGAGTAGAAAGATCAACTACTTCTTCTTGACCATTAAAATTAAATTTATATTCAGCCCCATAACCTAAAATACGAGCAGCTACCATAATAGCATTTTTGTCACCAATTAAAATATCATCAAAATTAACTTTAGTAACAATTACGGATTTTAAAAGTCTATCTAATACAGTACCATCATTAATGTAGTTAGCATTAGTAAGGATATCTTCTTCCTTAGCTGTCATGTATTTAATTTCGATTGTTCCTTCTGCTAGAGGGTGACCTTCAGGATATACTAAACCTTTTGAAGGTAATTCGATTGTTTCTGTGGGTAAATTAAAACTACTCATATATTTTATTAAAACTGTTCTAGTTATAAATATTAATATAAAAAAAGAGCTTGACATAGCCAAGCTCTCCTTTAAAAAATATGTAAAATTTTCTTAGAAGTTTAAGATACAGTAATCAGGTTGAACTTCCATTGTAATTTCAACAGCAGTATCTACAGTATCCCAGTTATAATCACCGAAAGTTGCTGAAGTAATCATAGCTCCTTTGATAATCCATTCTGAAACAATATCACCAACAGGACCAATAACGTTAAATGTTAAGTCTTTCTTATAGAAATCACTATAACCATCACGACCCGTTACTGATTCATGGTGTAAACGAACCCATTCCATTACAGATTGTGCACCTGAAGGAGTGATTGGGTCAAATAATGTAAATGAAATTGTACCCCAAGTTGTTTTACCCTTCACAAAACGTTGAACGTTAATGTGGTTAAGAGCTACTGAACCTTGGGCTACATTTATAGCACCAACACCTTTAACTGTGTAGGCTGGAAATCCATCAATATACATGATAAATCTATTAGCCTGTTTTGGTTCAAAGGCTGTGAAGAAAATTTCGTTCGGATCTAATACTGCCATTTTGTGTTATTTTATTCTATTATAAATATTCACCCTTTTAATTTTTATCCAGGGAATGTAGCTCCTGTAGGTAATACGTTAAAGTCGAGGATAATAAACTCAGCAGTCTTAGTTGGCTGTAAGTAAATAGCACCTACTAATTGGTTTCTATCGATTACGTCTGGAGTGTTGTTTGAATCATCCATTACTACCTTAAACGCGTACAAACCTTGACGTTGTTGTACTGATTCGAGGTATGGGTTCACAATTGATAAGAAATTATTTCTTGTAGCAGCTGTATTTTGTTCAAATACTAATGTTTGAGAAACTTGACCAATGTACGACTTAAGAGCAATTAATAATCTTCTAACATTTACTCTGTCAAGCGCTGAAGCTTGTTTTTGTAATGTTTTCTGACCATATACTACTGTTCCAACACCTGGGAATGAAGCAATTGGGTTAACATTTGATTCGTATAATGTATCTCTGTTAGATTGAGATAATTTTCTTTCTGGGCGGATTACGTTAGTTAAACCACCTCTATTAATACCAGCAGGTGCAAACCAAGGCTCACTTACGCTATCGTTATAAGCATATACACCACCAATCATTGTAGAAGCTGGTACCCAAATATTTCTACCTGAGTCTGGGTCGATAGTTTGTAACCAAGGCCAGTACATAGCAGCGTATGAAGTATTTCTTGAGTTAGCTTGTGTAGTAGTAGCATCAATTGTTGAACCATAAACAATTGGGTCAAGAACATAAATACTATCACCTCTACCCTGTGTGTTATTAATAGCTGTAGTGGTTTGAGAAGCGTGAGTTGAATTTAAAATTCCAGGAGTTAATAATACATTAAATCTATAATCATCTTGGTTAGAAAGAAGATCTAACATGTTGTTGTAATCAGCTCCTACTAAACCTTGTGAATCTGTAGCGTTAATGTTTTCATTAAGATTCATTACTCTACCAGATGGGATAATATTACCAGTACCACCGGCAAATGAACCATTATATGAACCTGAACCTACTGCTGGGATAGAACCAGTGTAGATATCTTTAGCTATACCAGCGTTATCAAAGTAATTTGGAGTTGGTGAATTTACATTTTTAACTCTTACATATCTAGATCTGTTAGGGAATGAACCTGTAATTTCTAGATAATTTTCTGTTGAATTATAGTTAAAGTAAGTGTCACCAATTGCTCTAGCTATGTAATTGTCTTGGTTTGGATCTAATGATAAGTTATTCCAAGTTTCTAATACAACAGGATTATTATTAGAATCGTTACCTCTTCTAACTACTAATGAGAAAGTTCCTGATGAAGTATTACTAGTAACAACTTGCCATCTAACGTTATCAACTGAACCTGAGTCTAAAGAACCTGAGGTTACTGATCCTGTATTATTCCAAATAACACCTTTATCAATTGCTTCTAATTCAAATGAAGTAGTAGCTGCTTTAATAGCAGGTACAGTTGACGAAGCGTAAGCCCAGTTACCAGCTGATCCTGAAACTACTCTAGTTACTAATAATGATTGACCACCATTATTAAAGTAGTTGTAGGCAGCTACTGAGGTCATAAAAGTGTAAGTGTTACTACCACTTTCAAAAGTAGTACCAAAACGGTTTTGATAATCTGAGTATGTAGTTACTACTGTAGGGATTTCTACTGGGCCTTTTACGGTAGGACCCACAATAGCAGCTCCTACTGCTACAGGTTGTGCTGTGATAAATGACTGGTCATTCTCTCTTGTTAATACACCAGGTGATACTAATGTTTCTGCCATTGTGATGGGATTATTATTTTATTATAAATATTCAAGAGAGATTCAAAAATCAATTTAATTTTGTAAACTCTCCAGAGGATACATCGATAGTCCCTTCTCCATATTTGTCTTGTAGTTGTTTTCCAACTGTACTACTTTCTTTTTGGAGCTTGGTAATTTGTTGTTTTAAATTTTCTTTTTGTAACAGAAGAGTTTGAACTTGATATTCTAATTGTCCTAATTGTTGAATCAATGTTGATTCTTGAGTTTGGAGAGATTTTAAATTTTCAATTTCTTCTTTAGTCAAAAACACTTTTTCCATAGTAATAAATATTAAATTATTTTTTATTAGTTAAGATTTGTTTAACTTTTGTAAATACTTGAACTGGGGTAATTGATTTTTGACAGATAAATTGTTTATCGGTTCCTTTCCAAATAGGACACCAATCCCAATCACCAGCATCAAATACAAAATTAGGATTTGTCCAACACGGCATACATGATCCTTCGTTCATTATACGAGTAACTTTGCTTTGAAATTCATGATTTTTTTCTACAAATCCATTTATCATTACTGTATGTTTACCTAATGCCCAATTAAACCAAGATAACCCTGAGCCTAATCCAATAAATAAGTCAGCGTGTAAAAGATAATTAGCTA